GCCCAATCCCCTGCAGTTGATGGCCATTGCTCAATCTCCCGATAGTAGAAATACTCGTTATGCCTAGCGGAACAGAACGGCCTAGTCGTTTCGATTTCACTTCCAGAATAAAAGAACCATTCCGCCTCCAGCTCCTCACTGACCGCACTGGTGTAGTTTCTGTCGGCAATGGCAAAGGTATCGTGGGCTATCTGCTTGTTATACTGAAGTAACTTACCATCAACCTCGTCATCTCCAGTGACAATCGTCTGAAGCTGCCTGACCGTTTCTGTAAATCCTGCGTTGGAACTGATGGCCGTTTCAATGTTCTCACGCACCACATCGGCAAACCTTTGGTTACCTATTGCGTTAACCATCAAATCGACTGCATTGCGTTGTGTAGTTTTTAGCAATGCCTCGGCAATCGGTCTCGGTGTAAAGCCATCAAACGCCTTTGCGAATAGCTCATTACTAACCTTGCCTTGCTCAGTCATCTGCGAGGCAAATTCCCTAACCGCTGTGATATATTCCGATTGGCTTAATATGTCCTGAACCAATGCCTTGACATCGGATGCCAAGGTGAGGTTCGCTGCGTTTAAAATAATGTTGCCAGCCGAATCGACCGAGAGCTGCCGAAGTATGTCAACGATTTGAGGGAAAAGCCGTTTCTGCGCCCTTTCAACATCGGTCAAATAAGCATCGGGAACGGTTGTGAGCCGCCGCGTTTTCTCAGCTATCAGCTCACTCAATGTTGCCATTAGATACCTGCTACGATGTTACTGACTAGGTTCTGAGCATTGAATCCGCTAGGTGTTGTCAAGGCAATGGCACCCGATATCTCCTTGGCCTTGGCTACCAACTGCTGAAGCTGGGTGTCGAAGTCCTGCTCAAAGAACGCAGGGTTCTCCATCATTAACTGATTAACCAGATTGATAGCCGAATCATGCAGAACGACCTCCCATTTATCTACCAATCCTTTTGATAGCTTCAGATTAATCTCATCCAAGGTCATTGTGAGCAAGCGGTCGGCTTGGCTGATCAGGTTGAATATCTGCTGGCCTTGTACATCAGGATAATATAGGGTCTGCAAGTATTTATAGATGATTGACTGAATAACAAACGGCGGCTGCTTGGCTGCGATGGCTTCGTTTATCTGAGCCAAGTAATCCGACTCAAGGTAGAAGTCATAGTTCACAGGTCGCTTGATGACTGGCTTGCGGTAGTTCTCGCCGTAACGCATCAGTCCAATCATATCGATGCACCACTCATACATATCGAACAGCTGCATGCAGTTCTGCTTGATACCGGCAATCAATGCCTTTTGATCACTGGCCGCCTCGGTTGCCGTGATGCCCTCGCCTCCTTGTACCTTGTTGTTGGTCTTTTTAAGGTGAAGCATCTCATAAGCTGCGTTCATGTTATGGGCTATTTCCTCACGCAAGAATCGAGGCGTTTCAGTCGATGGGGCTGCATAGAATATAGCTGAATCTGGGCTGATGTTATCTCCTGTCGTGGTCGATGTCTGCGGCTTGATTAGCAGCGTTCCGTAAGGACTGATTCGGTCTTTCATGCCCGTACCGTTACAATCAGGGCAGAGCGTCTTAGTGCCGTCATGCCTGTAATGGAAACCGCCATCGCAGGTCAGATTCTCCCCATCAATCCTGATTTGGAACTGGCAAGGGTCACCAATCATTACCCTGTATGGATAGGTGCAGGTCGGCTTGATTCCACGGAGTAAAGCTGAATCCAATAGCACCTCATCAAGTATATCGGTCGCATAAAGAAACGGTGACTGCTGCATCATCGTCTCGTCAATCTGAATGCTGATGCCATCCACTCGCTTAACTGGAAGCATACCTGTGGCATGGTTAAACCATTCGATTACCTCGAATTGGTTATCCACTTTCTTGCCTACTTGGATTGCCTTATATATCCACTGGTCATCGAATATCAGGAACACCGCCCCCTCCATGACCATCTTATTATTATACTCGACCTCACTGCGCTCCTCACTCTCGATGACTGCATACTCCTCATCGAAAGCTAGAACCTTAGTGGTATGGTAAAACTTAGTGTATGGCTCAACCAGCTCATCGGGGTTAAGCACCTCTTCGCCATCAATCTCAACCGTGTCCAATTCATACGGCATAACCGCCACGACTCCCATTGCATCCATCAGCTTTAGTGGAGGCAGAAACATGAAAACAAAGTTATCCAAGCTTCCGTATTCTGGGAAGTCGGAATCAAGGTAACGGGCTAATGTCGTATCAGTGTTGACGTATTGGTCCGCATCGGGCGCGTAGCTTATCGACCAGTTGTTCTCATGATATGCACGGCCATAGGTATCAACCATGTCCTTGAACACCTGAAGCGTTGTCTGCTTGTAGTTGGCCCTGACATATTCGGCCTCCTTGGGCGTTTGGTTCGGAGCGGTCTTTTCAAACAGCTCATAGGGAAATACCCCTTTCTGAGCGTGAGTTCGTATCTGGTCAAGCCATTTCACCGATAGTCTGTAACCATTGTAATAGTCAGGCAGGTAATTGTCCGAGCTTTGCTGCATCAATGTGATGCCCTTGGACTTATTGCCTTTGTTGCGGATCGATGTTATTGAATCGACCAAATACGAAATCTGCTCAGGAGTTAACATCAGTTTTTTGGTTTGGCGGGCGGTTTTGGCCTAGTCCTAGGTTTGCTTCCTCCGCAGGATGAACATGCTTTCATAGTGTAGTTATATAGGAGTTATTAAGGTCAATCGTGGTGGAGCTTCCCAGCAATGTTTTGGCAGGTATGGGATAATCAAATCTACGGCGGCGTAACTGTTGCCAGTTATGCAACACTTGGCGGTAACCTCGGTAATACTTAGACTTGAATATAACATCCTGCTCAAAATAATATGCGTAGTGGTGATACTTCTGAGGCAGCAGTCGGACTCCATCTTGGCCTACCATCTTGGGCGGTTCGTGGCTGATAAACTTCTGTCCTTGCCACCACCATAGTCTGGTATGTATGTTGTCTCCCCATGCGCCTTTCCCCACCAGTTGTCTCCCATCTACATCCTTACAAAGATAGTGGTAAAATTGGAAACCTCCAGCCAATTTAATGTCCTTTTCAAGCATACTTTCAGCCCCCTCTAAGTCCTCAATAGTCCAATGCTCATCGGCATCGACTTGCCAAAGCCAACCTGATTCACTGCCTTTGAGCAGTTCGATTGCCTTGTTGACCTGCTCATCCTTGCTTGACCACCCCGTATGCGATGAGGCGAAAATCACCTTATCGCTCTGAAGCGATTGGCATAGTTCAATCGTTCCATCGGTGGATTGCGATGGAGGCCGTATCGAAGTACACCAACCCGTGGACCCTCCGTTACGGCTAAACCCCTCAATGATGACCCACTTGTCAAACATCGAAACCATCCGCTCGGCAAATTCTTTGTGCAGCAGATGGTGCTTGCCGTTATAGATTATAGTAAAGGCGTACCTCATTTAATGTAATAGATTCGACTGCCAAAGCCCTGCTCGGTTTGGAAAACTAGCTCGCAATCGACCGTCTCCAAGCTCTTACAGGTCTGGTAATGCTTGACATGGTTGGTATCATCCAAGGCCAGATAAAAGCCAGGTTCAACCCTATCCATCAAATACTTAAACTCCTGAAATCCCATGTGACCGGCACTGTCTAGGATGACCAAATCAGGTTTGAAGTCAAGCTTGGCCAAGGCGAAATGAAGCATATCATCGGCACCCTTAAAGGTTATTTCCTGTTTATAAAGTAGCTCTCGATTATGATCGAGGTGATCAATAACAATGTTATCAGGGACATCGAAAGTAACAGAAGTGGGAATATCGTGACGGCTGACAGATAGACCAAGCAGGAAGTTAATGGGTGTGTTCCTGTGCCTCTTTCTAGCGATTTCGTAATGCCTTGGGTTAACTTCGATAGACCAGACCTGCTCATCTCCCACCAAAGCATCAGCGATGGCTTGAGTAGTACCCTCACCAAGATAGCTGCCTGTTTCAATGATACTTTGAAGCTTTTTAGTGCGGATAAGATGCGTGATGGCATCCTTGAAATCATTGTGAGCGGCCATTCCATGGGGCATCAGGTTTTGTGCTATCTGCATCGCATTATCTTTTTTACTTCGTCATAGGTCTGATTTACTTGTATAATATCACCGTTGACGAACATTATTAAAGTAACCTCATCCCCATCATCGTTATAGCTGGAATGGAATGAGTAGATATTTTCCAAGCTCACCATCGCCTTGGCTGATGACCGCTTATTGATGCCCATCTCCTCCAGCTTCTTATCGGATAACATTATATCAAACTCGTGCCATAGCATGATGTTTCCAGTTTTTAGTTAGTATGGTGCGGTCCGATTTGGATGGCACCTTGTCGGTGATGTAATAATGTAAATCCGCCTTGACCTCAATGGCATCGACAAAGTTAGATAAGCTTGAGTCAATGCAATGGATTGAAGATGCTTTTTCTAGGACTTTGCGCCAGTCGAAAATAGTGAACTCACCCACCTTTTCAAAATTAACCATAGGTTGGTAATCCAGAAACTCGACAGCACTGCCGTAGTCACTAGAACCGTGGCCAATATGGTAGATATCAAGACTATCCAATCCCAAAGCAGTATAAAGGGCATTTTCAGATATTTCATTTCTTTTATATTCTAAGTTTCTAAGTTGACTTATTGGAACCTCGGCAATCTCATATTTGAACTGCACAAAGCTCTTGCCAGTGCGTTTATACGCCAACCATTTACGATGGATTGGACTAAAAGTGTCCAAACCGAATGACAAATCAATGACCTTATCTGCTTGATAATCATACTTTTCAATAGGGATGCAGTAGTCAATATAATCAAAAAGCGAATGGTATTGCTTGGGACATTGCCAAAAAACTTTGTATCCTTTTTCGGCCCACCACTTAGCAATCGGCAGAACACAGATAATATCCCCGACCTTGCCTGGTTGATTTATTACACAGGTCTTTTGCCGCCACCTGCTAGAATCCATCGGAACAACTGGCAGCACCTGACCGGGCAATCTGTTACGCTCCGTATAGGTTCGCTTATT